AAAGCATCCCAACCATTAGCAGCTGCCGTTAACATACCAATACGCATACCATGAGCATGGTTGCCACCTAATTTTTTCAAATTAAGTAAACGGTATTTTTCCTCTAAACTAGCTTTATAGTTAGAATCATCCCATGTTTGTTCAATACCTTTAGCAGTTTTAAGAACTTTTTCTCTTTGTATCTCTACATCTTTTCGGATCTGTTCAACTTGCTCTTCACTTAACTTAATACGTTCAAGAGCTGATTTATCTCCTTGAGCTGCTCTAACTCCATCATTGATACCTTTTTCAATTTGATTTTCAGTGATAGGTTTTATAACATCTTCAGCTGCAGTTGCTAAAAAGTTATTAAGAGTCTTACTGAAATTACGCAAACTTTGTAATTCGTAAGCATCTTTTTTTGATGCCAACGCATCTACTCGTGTCATCTCATTTGACATTTGAACGCCTTGACGTTCCATACCTTGAACATTCTCTTTACGGCTATTGTCCAGAGCTGTAGCATATTGCCGTAGCTGCTTGCTTTCATCTGGAGCTGTACGTCTTCTGAATCCCGAGGCTTGTGTGCTTCTTTGATAGGGCATTTTTAATTTTATGAATAGTTAACCTACATTCCAAGCAAATGGTTTAATAGTACCAGCTGGAGCTATAGTTGATGTTGCTTTTCCTGGTAACCATTTACTAAACTTATTACCCCAGAAACCTTTACCACCTATCATTGTACCTGCCATTAATCCAGTAGTAACACCACTAAGTATAGGTCCAAGTATAGAAGGTTTAGAAGGAGCGTTTTGTTTGGTAGGTTTGATAGTCTGGAATGAAGCAGTTGGTGCCATTAAAGCAGATCTAGTAATATTATTTCTAGCATTTGTATCTGCTGAGTATTGATCTAAATCAATACCATATCTATCAATCCCGTAAGATCTAGTAGCATCAAATACAGTAGCATCAATCTGAGCTTGTTCAAATCCAAGCTCTCTTTCAACTTGATTAAGCTCTAACAACATAGACTGTCCAGCTGTCATACTACCTGCTAATACAGTACCTTGAGCCTGTATAGCTTGGGCTAGATTAGCTTGGCTAGCAAACATTTGTTCATTTAGTTTCTCCCGAAGCTCTTGGTCTGCAGCTGTTATTGCTCTATTAGCTTCAACTTGATTTATGTCTTTTTGTTGGTAGTATGCTTCTTGTGATGCTGCATCAGCTTTTAACTGAGCTTCAAATACGTTAAGTTTTTGTTGGTCATTATAAGCAGAGATCTGTATATCATTGAGGTACTTCTGCCTAGCCATAGCATTAGAACGATTAACAGCATCGACTTGCATCCGATGTTGTCTGTTTTGTTCTGCTATACCTGTAACTGTAGTAGCACCACCTAATAATCCCGCTACTACGAGGGTTGGTTCGCACATGTTTTTATAAACTCTATAAGAGGTACACCATTGTAAACATGGTAATTAATAAATTTGAATCCAAGTAGTTTAAGTAATTTAATGTGAGACTCATTTCGCATATCAGCGTGGTTCATTAGATAAGGTTTAGATAAACTATCTATCCAGCGTTTAGCTTCCCTAATAAACGTATGGGGGTATTCTGTACTGGCCTCAGTACAAAGCATCCATATAACATTCTGTGGGGTTACACCCGCCACTCCAGCAGCCTTGCCGTTGGGAACCTTAAAATAAACACAACTCCCATATGCGGAATTATAATATGATTGGACACAAACTGCTTCAGCAGACCATCCTGTTGTCTCTTCTACCTCACGCCTATCTTCATAGCGTAAGTTCAACCCCACACTTAGAGCTAACTCTGGAGTGCAGGGTTGGATATACTTACCTTCGTACATGTCTTCTTTGGTTGTAATTGCCGTCCCAGCTAGCTGAGATTAAAGCGGTGGAAAATGGGTCTGGTACTTTTATTTGTAAATCAAACTTATTATTCTTCTTTTGTATAGGTACTCTCACAGACTTATTTAATTGTGTAGGTGGTTTACCAAAGTTAGCTAAACCAGTTTTCATACCTGATTCATATTGAATGTAAGTATCAAACTCAGGTGTTACAGTACCACTAGCATCTATATAAGAGTTTTTAGCTATTAGGTGGAACTCCATAGGACCAGATACACCTAAATCAAAGTTCATACCAGAGATTCTTAAAGAACCATCTGTATCAAATTTATTAGCTTCAAGTGTCAAGTGATAGTCAGGTAATTCTAATAAGCTAGTATAGCTATAACCAATAACTACTTCCCATCCAGTCATGTTAATACCGTTAAAGGTAGCACTATTGGTACCTACAGAATCAGCTTTAATAACCATACCTGCGTTGTTACCATTTAAACCAACTGCATAAAAATTAGTAGCAGCAGTAGGTGTATAGTTTAAAGCTAATACAGTTTTTTCAGGAGTTGTTGTAGTTTGAGCTGTGTAAGTTATAGATGTTGGTACATCCATACAATCTAGACAAGCTTCAAACCATCTAGCTGTGTATAACGGTGAACCTACATCACCTTCATTACCGCCTACAGTATAACTTCTAGTAGCTGTAGCATCAGTTATATACTCATGTCTACATAAGATGTAATCACTACCTTGTTTCGTTACTACATAAAAACTACCAGCAGTATAAGTCATATGCTGCAGAGTACCTGTTAAAGTCCAACTATACCAAGCAGATTGTTCTCTCTTTTCTCCAACATTAAAGTATTTATAATGGTAAATTTGAGATGAATTTTTTTCACCAAAAGTAACAACACCTAATGCAGTAGAATTAGTTACTGTTGTAATATTTTTAGGGAGATATTCTGGTACTACTCTAGTTTGTTCTATAACTTGAGGTGGTACATCATCATCTAATATAGTAACTTCATACGATCTCGTGTATGCAGATACATTAGAAGTAAACATAACTGAGGTACCTAAATCGCTAGGTGCTAAAGAAGCATCAGTTTCATAACTAGCTACTTTCTTTAATCTAGCTGTTTTAGGACTAAAAATATCAGATTCTGTAAATAGTAAAAACTGAGCATTATCACTAAACATCATTACCCCTTTTTGTATTGGGAGTACATGATTAATAAATGCAGGTTTAATATCTGATACTGTTATATCAATAGGGTTGTCATCAGTAACACTAATAGCTGATACAATACCAAAGTTAAAGTAATCTCCAGGACGACTTAAAACGACCTGTTCATTTGCAATAAAACCTAGTCTATTTCTATGGAAAAATATTTTCTGGATTTTTTTACCATTAAAACTAGGGAATGGGTTTGTTACATCATCACCTACATCTCGGTCTTTCCAGTAATTATCAGTGGTTCCTTTGTTTGCTTCAGTTAAAACTTTGAAAGTAAATGTACCATCAAGATTATTAATCAAAGCGTGTGGCATAGTAGCAGGGTCTAAACCAAGTACCATAGGATCACTATTTGATGAGAAGTTATGTGGTCTTAAACACTCTTCCCATTTACCAGAACCTTGTGTACCATTATCAGCTATAAATTTAAGATAATAATTATCAGATTCTGTGTTATCATCATTCGCTACTTGAACAACATAACCATTTTTACATTGAGCTGGTAATCTACTAACATCTTGTGCAGTATTACCTAAAACAGTTATTTGTTCACTTACAGCACCTCCTAAAAAGTTTACTGTAGGAGCTGCAGTACCATATAAGTATAAACCACTACCAATCATTTCAGCAGTGACATTAGGAAGACTGCTATTAACACTCGTAAATAGATTCCTTATAATCTTAGTCATACCAAGACTACCTTCATCAGGATTACGTGGTGTTTTATAGAAAGCTATACCACTTACACCCTCGTAAGTTTCAACCTCCTCAACTGCATCTACATGAACTGTATAGTTAACACCTTCAATAGTTATACTATGTGATTTTGCTAAAGCTGCTGATTCAGTAGTCTCTTTAATAATACCACCGTCTTTTAATGTGACTTGTGCTGTATAACGTACTCTATAAATTTGTGTATATCCTAAAAAATCTTCACTAGAACCTGTAGTTGTACCACTTTTATTACCATCGTTATCAATAGTACCAGTATTACCATTGTCCCAATTATACCTTTGCTTCTCTACATAACTAGCAGCATTAACAGTTACATGCCCTTCAAGGTTTTCACAATTAGCATCACTAAATGAGAACTGAGTTAAACCTACATAAGGACTATCCTTATCAGCATCATCCCATGTATTACCAGTATCAGTATTACCAGAAGGTGAGTTAGAATCTTTAGTTACACTTAATGCAGTTGCTCTATAATAAGTATTAGGAGTTGGTGGTGTACTACCTGTATATAGTACATACTCCGTGTTATATTGAAGAGTATCTAACCTAGCAAAAGAGTACTCCCCATTGTTGAGAGGAGCATCAGCAGTCCCAGTGGTACCCACCGTTTTCTGAGGGTTAGTGATAATTGTGTAGTCTTGTATGGTTGATGTCGCATAAGCCTCAGTAGTACCTGTCTGGAATAAATAATCAAATACTGAATCACCGTTACTATTAGTAAGAGTCTGTTCAACTCCAGTTAAAAGATTCCAGATTCTTATAGGTTTAGTACCTGAATAATTATTTGCTGCTGTTATTTGTAGTAAATATTTTTGATCACCATCTCTAATTATCTCATACCAATACCCATCAGCAGTAGTATTAGTAAGTGTTTTCACAAACTCACCTGCAGGTCGTTTGGTTAATCCAAAAGTGACATCAGGTACAGCATTATCACATACTCTTACCTGTCCAGGAAATTTAATTGTGTCGGGTTGTTGTGATACTCCCCCTAGAAAGTTAGGAATACGTTGATTAATTGCTGGCATTACCTTCTTTGTAAAACTTTATATGGTCGGTAAACAGTGCTAGCATTAGTCCTACCTTCTTGGTTATTGAAGATATTGTAATCACCTTGAACAGTATCATACTCCAACGCTACAGCCCTTGCTTGGGCTTCATCTGCTGAAATGAGTTCTGCTGCCTGTGGGTTGTTTACCATGCGGTTAGAAGCGATCCTAGAGGCTCTGACGGTTATATAGTCTTGGAATACTTGTGGTATATCATTGAAATCTAGCATCCAAACTACATCAACGTATATTTTACCACCAGATGTATTAGTAAATTCAAAAGTATGATCATGTAAATCATATAATTTTTGAACACCATTATGGGTTTTCCTGATAGTATCAAAAGCGTCAGGGTGTCTATATCTATTAAGATCTATTTGTAGTACATTGTTTGGTATGATGCACTCATTGTTAGAATCTAATGTAATAGGATATTGTGTTTCAGTATTGAATTTCCACCCTTCTGATAATATCTCACGGCAGACTTGCTGCAGAGTTTTCTGTGCAATAGCCACTTCAGGGCTTTGTACACTCAAGGTATTAACAGGTGACTCTCCAACACTCATCAATATAGAGTTGACTGCATCCAGTTCGGTGGACGCTCCATATGATATGCTTGCCATAAGAATAAAAAAGGGGGGCAAAAGCCCCCGTATATAATGAATAAAATTAAGTAGCGTTAGCTGGGTATGTAGTACCAAACGCAGCTGGCTTAGTAGTTGTACCTGCGAACAGTTCAACACAAGCTGCTGGGTTCAAGAAATCTGCCCCCATTGCTAAACGTCCCAATATTACATCTCCTTGGTAGATTACGTTTATATCTCCGCTTGTTACCTGAACCTGTGGTCCCATTGCTTCAACAACACCTGCACCTTCTCTTTGGAAGATAAGTCCACAAGAGTTAGCAAAGTCGGTAGCGTTACCGTAGTTGTTGTTGATACCATCTACAGAAGCACGTCCGTCTTCAGTAGCTACGTCAACGAATGAACCTGTGTTTCCAGGATTCACTGTATCAAGGTCAGTAGCAGCAGATGCACCTGAGTTAGGAGCATACTTAGTACCGTACTTACTGAAGAATGGTACGTTCATTGATTTGTAGATATGAATACCTGCAATCTCAAGAATACCTTCTCCGCTTTGTAATGCTGTACCCTGTACGTCTCTGTTAATCAAGTTGTTGTTTGAACAATCTTTAATTAGTGCATAGTACTGTCTTGGGTTAAGTACGGCAACCCGACCATCATTACTCACTCCTTTTTCGTCAAGAGCAGCAGCTGCATCATAGAAAGCAGTTACTAGAGTAGATGCGGTTAATGCGTCATCAGCATTAGAACCAGCTCCAACTTGGATCTGTGTTCCACCAGGCTCTACAAAGCTAGACTTTACGATAGGGCTGGCTTGACGAGCACCTTTAGATACAGCTCTAAAGATTAGACGGTCATACTTCTCAGCGAGAGCGTAACCAATCTTCTTAGAAATCTCACCACGTAAGTCATAGTGGGCAAGTGTCTCATCTAATTCATAAACAAAAGCTGAACTAATAAGTAGATCATCAATTGTTATGGTTTTTTCAGCTACTGGAGGTGCTCCATCACTGTTACCAAGTATGGACTGGCCAGGAACATGGTACTCAGCTGTGGTTCTACCTGTGTAGATGAATTGTAAACTCTTACCGTTTTTAAGAGTTCTCTTTGTTACAAGATCCCTTGCGATTGTATTACGCTGGAATCCTTTGAACATTTCGCCACTGAACAGCTTAAGATATAAGGCTCTCGAATCTCCTGTTGAGTTCGATTGACCAGGCCGTGTCAGATCAGCTAATGGTTCGTTACTATTTTGATGTGCCATTGTTATGGATAATGTTTATATTGATTCTCTCTGTACAGAAATTAAAATTGAAATTTGTAGGTCTATCCCTACCGTCTAGACGGCAAAAGGTATCCAGCGTACTGGGCTAATGCCAATTACAGAGAGGTCCGACACTGAGGTGCCTCTCTGCTATGGAAGTTCACATGAAGTACTTCCACATGTATTAAAAAGGCTAGAAGTCCTAAGACAACTAGCCATAAACTATTAAAGTTTTTCAACTTGTCAACGCTTCTTCCAGAGAACTGTACTCCTCATCCACACCAGGGGGTTGTTTATCACTAGGCATCGTATCAGGATGCTCCTCTGGTTTGTTATGATGATTTACTATCCCATAAGGATAGACAGAAGCAACTGCTCCTTTAGAGTTTTGATGTGACATTAGTTTTTAGTTGTTTTAGTGTACGAAACACCACGATAAACAAGTTTTACAGTCATTGTAATACCTCATTTACCTAGACCCCGTTCCATGCCTAGGCAGTCATGCGTCCATGAAAGATGGATGAACGGACGTGATGTTATGCTATTGGTGTGATCTCTTTTGCTGCTAGATCAAGCGGGAAGTTGTGAGCATTACGCTCATGCATTACTTCCATACCTAAGTTGGCACGGTTGAGTACGTCAGCCCAAGTGGGGACGACTCTCCCATTAGCATCAACGACTGACTGGTTAAAGTTAAAGCCGTTGAGATTAAAAGCCATAGTGGAGATTCCCATAGCGGTAAGCCATATGCAAACGACGGGCCAAGTAGCAAGGAAGAAATGTAAACTCCTGCTATTATTAAAAGAAGCATACTGGAAGATGAGTCTCCCAAAGTAGCCATGAGCCGCAACGATGTTATACGTCTCTTCTTCTTGGCCAAATTTATATCCATAGTTCTGAGAGTCAAGCCCAGTTGTTTCACGAATGAGCGAAGAAGTAACGAGACTTCCGTGCATAGCAGCAAATAGTGCTCCACCGAACACCCCAGCAACGCCAAGCATGTGGAAAGGGTGCATAAGAATATTATGTTCTGCTTGAAAAACGAACATAAAGTTAAAAGTACCGCTAATACCGAGAGGCATACCATCAGAGAAACTCCCCTGACCGAATGGGTACACTAGGAATACAGCAAAAGCTGCTGAAACAGGTGCGGAATATGCTACACATATCCACGGCCTCATTCCGAGTCTATAACTAAGTTCCCATTGTCGTCCCAGGTATGCAGAGATACCGATGAGAAAGTGGAACACAATGAGTTGATATGGTCCTCCGTTATACAACCATTCATCGAGGGTTGCAGCTTCCCAGATTGGGTAGAAGTGAAGACCGATTGCGTTAGATGACGGGACAATCGCTCCCGATATGATGTTGTTTCCATAGAGTAATGCGCCAGATACAGGTTCACGGATACCGTCAATGTCAACTGGAGGCGCAGCTATGAAAGCAATTATAAATGCAGTAGTTGCTGTTAATAGTGCAGGGATCATAAGTACCCCAAACCACCCCACGTAGAGGCGGTTGTCAGTACTCGTAACCCAGTCACATAAACTATCCCAGTTACTGTTGGGTTTTGTTAGTGTGGCTGTAGTCATTTAATTAAAAAGAGAATTTAAGTCCTAGTTTAGAACCATAAGAATTGTCTACATCTTTCTTTGAGATGCCTGAGAACTCTCCATAGATACCAAGCTTCTGTGTTACATTCCATGTACCACCTGCTTTGCCAGAGAATTCTGTTTCTGTACCATCTACATCAGCGACTGCTGTTACAGCTGGACCGCCTTGAATGTAGTAGTCAAGTTTACCTGAAGAACCTTCGTAACCTACATGTAGGTCTACAGTTCTACCGTCATAATCAGAACCAGTGTAACCATTGTTAACTTCTGTGTTCAAATAAACTCCAGCAAATGCGGGAGTAGAGCATAATGATGCTGCTGTTATAGCTAAGATTTTTTTCATTTAAAAAACTCCAGGAATGATTTGACCTGTAGTTGCATAAGCTCCTAGTGCGGAGATGATTCCAATCATAGCCCAACGGCCATTTTGTACTTCTGCGTTCTCGTTCATTGTATATTCAATAGGGGGTTGAAGAGCGATTACTTCTGTATCGTTCATTATTAAAAGTGTAAGTGAACCGAGGCGAGGATGAACTGTCAGGTCGCCACGTATCACTATGCATTAATAACCAATTTTCTTTCCTCCTTTAATGATTTTCTTAGGGGGTCTACCTTTTTTTGTACCGTAAGTACCTTTACCTTTTGGCATAATTATACTCTCAGATTAGATCGTTGTAATTTTTCTTGGACTTCATCACGATAGGCTTCATCTCTATCATAACGTGGGTCGTTCATATCTGAAACAACCTGTGCCATGCTTTTATAGACATCAGCTGGTGCAGCTTTACCTGTTACCAAAGTAGAATCACGTCCTACTGCATCTTCATATTGTCCAAACAGTGCCTTTACTGCGAAAGTGACTGCGGCTTTGTTTCCTGTCTCAACAACTTCATCAAAGTTTTTAGCGTCAGCATCCGATATGTTATCACTAGCCCATGCCATTAATTGTTCATAACCTTGTTTACCACCAGCTATAGAATGTACTTCTGCTACCTCTGCCTCTGTTAAAGCAGGGGCTTCTACAACTTGTGGTGTCTCATACCCCACTTCACTTCGTACACCTGAAAGATATGAATCAACCATAGCTTTGTTAAAGCCAGCGTTGTTCAGCTCAGTGTACATCTCATCACTTAGAGTACCATTGTTCTCCATGAAATACTCATTCATTTTAAATGGATCTATTCCATTATCTGAGAATTGTTTAGTGATCTGTTCACCATAAAGTTCACCAGCAGTTTCATAGTTGACACTACCATCTTCAGTATAAAAAGAAGCAGGGTCTATTTGATCTGGTTCTGCAGTTTCTTCAGTAGGTTCTTTATCTAGTTTTCCTAAACTAGATTCCTCACCTTGTTTCTTTTGTAATTCAAGGTAAGCTTTCTCTAAATCTTTTGGTGATTTATATTTACCAGCAAGCAAGCCTTCTTGCTCTGCCATCATTTGTTCACCAACTTGCAGAGAGTCTTGCTCGTCTGCAGTTAGTGAATCTTCAGTTGATACCGTATCAGTAGCGGCATCATATGTAATTGTTTCTCCCATAGGTGCTTATTCTTGAGGTTGTGGTGTTTGTCCAGCCATAGCTCCAGCCATTGCTTGCATTGCTGGTATAGCTTCAGGGTTTTTGGAAGGGTCCATTGCAGGGGCACTGGCAAATTGACCAGCTTGATCCATTAAGGATGCTTGCATCTGTGTGGCTTCAGCTTGTTGTTGTTCTTGTTGCATCTGTTCCATGCTCTTAACAAGGTTCAGTACATCAATACCTTGAGCTGCAGCTAATCGTTTGATAGCTTCATCTGCATTAACGAATCTTTGTAATGCCTCTGGTCCCATAGTCTGTGCAATAGTAGTTATAAACTGAACTAATGCATCCCTATCTTGTCCACGTCCTAGTGCATTAATACCTGCTACAATAGTAGGTTTGACTAGGTTCTTAGGGACAGCAGGAATCTGCTTACTCCTTTGTAGAGTATGCATTTTTCTATTAAGATATGGTATTAAAAATTCAGTTGTAAGTAAACTAAATAGTCCACCCAACTGTTGTTCTAATTCCATTTGAGTCATACGAACTTCTTCTGCAGTAGTTCTTTCTGACTGTCTCACATTGAGAATGAGGAAAGCCTCTGATAATCTTTTCTCTAATACATTAACCAATTCAAATGCTGTACGGAAGTCAGCAGTTTTACCTACCTGTACTACACCTACATCATCTGGTCTACCTTGTATGATAGCACCGTTCCCAGCTTGTGCTAATGACTGTGGCTTAGTTATAGAACTAGGTGACACAGTGAAAATAACTTTAGCTGCAGCTGCACTACCTTCAACAAGAGCTTGCATCAATGCTTCTAATGATTTAAGATCACCAAGAAACTCTTCAACTCTTGAACGTCCATAGTCCTCACCATCTACAGTGACAAAACGTAATGGTATCCAAGGGCTTTTATCTTTAGGTGCTTTACCTTCACTCCCAGGAATTAATTGATCATTTACTTCTTGGTACCAGATCCATCCCTTTGATGTTAGTTTAACACAAGTGTAAACATTGACATCCTTTTCATGGTCACTATCGTTTTTGTTAGGGTCATTAACTAACTCTTTAGCCATCCCTAACTGATCTCTATTAACCTTTTCTTTAGTAATAACTTTGATAACATTACCGTTACCATCTCTGTCAACAACATAACGGTTAAGAGGATATACTTTCATACCATCTTTACCCATGTAGACTAGAGAATTACCTGTTACTACAAGATGTTTAATAGCTGAAAAGATTTGAACTCTATCAGTGGAAGCAGCTATGCTATCCATTATCATACGTTCTATCTTTGCAAAGCTAAGATCCATCTCGCTCTTTGCTTCTGGTGGTATCTCTATTCCTAACTTAGAGTCATCTAATTGTAGTTTAAAGAAACTTGTTGAGGGAGGGAGTAGTCCTAACATAAGTTTTGAACTCAGCGTGACTACACCCTTAGCCCCCACGCTTTGCCAAGGTGTTTTAAACTCTTGGTAAGCTGGAGGCTTTTCATTCCTCATAAGTAATGTGGGAATGGTTAATTCCGCACAGTCATAAGCAATATTAAGAAACTGTTCACGGTTAGTAGATAATTTATTGTACTCGTCCCGTGCGTGTGCCATTATGCCTTCTTCTTAGTAGTAGTAGTACCAGTTGTGTCACCAGGCTTTCCTGTATTAACACCTTGAGGTGTGTTGATACCTGACAGTCCACCGTCTACTGGTTTCTTGGTTTGTAACTGTGTGGTACCTGCTGATCTCTTCTTCCTTTGAACTTTTTTAGATGATAGTTTTGCTTTACGCTTACTTTCATCTTCTTGTGTTGGTCCTGGAGTTGGTTGACCAGGTTTATCTGGTGATACAACTTGTGTAGGTGTTGGTGCTGGTGGTGGAGTTGGAGCTGCCATTATTGGAGGTGGTTCTGGTTGTGAACCGCCCAAGAGATTACGAATAAAGCTTCCGCACATAATATTAATCCGATAATTGTTGTTTAAGTAATCTAATAATAGATAGTTGACCAGCTCTAAAAGATATTTCTTTCTCAGATAGGTTGTGGTCTGGAAATACGTCAGGGAATTGTTCGTCTAGGTCAGCTATGACCTTTTCAATCCGTCCCCACTCAAGCGTATTTTGGGAGGTTTGTATTTGCATGTTCAAAAAATGCTGGCATCCTAGCTGCCTTGGTGTCAGAAAGCTCTGGTGCTTTGCCTTCATACATTAGGCGATCACTAGAATCGGCCCAAAATTTTCTGTCTAAATATCTGTCTTCTGTATGCCTACCTAAAGGTTGTAGAATCCAGTTAATTGTGGCCTTCCTAAGTTTATCCAAAGAAGGAGAAGCAGATAGACCCAGCTCTGCACATACAAGAGAATTACTGCCGACATGGATCTGTTCGTCTCTTGAGATATCTGCCGATACTGTCCTAAGAGCAGCATCGCCATTAAACCTAAAGAAAGGGAGAAGAACAAAGAAGATTGCTCTTTCAGCCACGAGAGCTTTGGTAATTGTATGATCAGGGTGTGCAATCCAAGCATCTCTCAACCTCATTGCTTCTAGTTCTGATTGTTCATCTGCACCTAGAGCATCTACATAATACCCTAGTGCTAGATCATGGCGTTCCTCATCTTTAACATTATCTATTAGTAATGCTCTAGCGTTTTCGGGAACAGTTTTTTCAAGCCCTTCAGTAATGAAAGCACCGACAGGTAGCTCCATATGACGTATAGCGAGGGCACGTTTAATGGTTTCTTCTGCCCCTTCTTTAAGCTTACCAACGGTAGGCTTGACTGGGGACCATTTTCTCTTACGAGAGAAGAGTTTATCATAAGGGTTATTCATTCTTGACAATCACATTGTGGTTCTTTAATAAGACCCTCTAAGTAATCGTTGACATCAGCTTCATCTAATGCTGCATAAGCATTTGATTTATCTTGCACGTCACCCATAACTTGAAGGCTGTAGTACAAGGAGGTTTGGGGTGAACCCAACCACTCTTCCACGAACGCATTGTCGTAGGCTACCACATCCGACCAAGAGTTGAATGAATATCCGTGAAGAAGTCCTGTAATATTTAATAGTTTCATGAAGCCATCTGCTACACGCTTGTATGCGTCCCAGCCAACCTCACTGGCAATCTCTACATCGCCATAGTCATATTTTTGCACACCGAAAGTACCGCTGTCACGGTCTACGGTTCTTGCAATAGGTGGTGCGATCTCTGGAGTACATGTGTACCCATCTAAGTCTTCGCTTCTATAAGAACACGAAGCAGTAGGAGCAATAGCAAAAGCTCTTACCATATCATTAGCTCTAGCTATACTAGCAGCTGCTTCTATACCTTTGGCTAATTCAGATACCAGTACACCAGCTTTACCTCCAACGGAGAAGCCAGCATTATAACTATCTAAGGCTTCACCAAATTTAGCATAGCTTACTCGTTCACGTCTGAGGAGATTCGAGAGTCCAAGGAATCCAAGTCCGACCTGCCTGTCACTTTGTGAGGGAAGATATTCTCCAGTCCCTCCAACACCTGTTCTCCCATGAAGACGGCACAGTTCGGACATACCTTGACGGAGAGCCTTTTGTATGTCGCTGATACCACAGGCACCGAGATTAATATGTTGAAGGAGGCAAGTTCCTCGTGAGGGCAGGTACACCTCAAGACAGACGTTGCCGTAGATCCTGTTGCCATTTTTGTCATGTTTAATTTTGTTGAGCCAGATGTCTCCTGATTTAATTCCATAAATTAGGGCATCCTTGGTTAGTGAATCGGTCTTGTCCCATTTTTCTTTGTCAAGGTTGACACATCTCTTGATCCAAGGGAGTTCGGATCGAGGAGTAGTAATAAAATCAATGATATCGGCATGGTCAATATCACAGTGAGCCACAATAGCCCCGTTCTTGTAGACCCCGCCACGTCTAAGTGTTTCATTTAATACTGAGTAAATTTTTGCAAACGATACTGGACCACTCGCAACAAGTCCCTTGCCATTCTCAGTTCCTTTAGGTCTAAGCTTGGATAAGTGGATTGCAACGCCTGCTCCGTATCTAAGAGCGTGGCTCGCAAATCTCCAAGAGGCTTCAATGCCATTCTCTCCCTCCATTGAGTCTTCTACTACGAAGACAGTACAGCTTACAGGCAATCTTCCTTCTGGGTTATCCATCCAGTTTTGCACTCGGCCTGTACGAGCGATCAATTCTGCTGTCATTAAACTAAATCATCTAAATTTGGTGGTGCATAATTTGGTCCTTTAAGAACCTTACCGTCATCACGGTAGATGGGTTTACCATCTTCATCCAACTTAGACATGTTGCTTTCATGCACTCGGTGCAATGCTTCGTCTAAATCCCAGTCCATGTTAGCAGCGTACTGGTAACAAACATAAACTAAATCAGCTAATTCTTTCAGGCACTCTGCTCTAAAGAAATTGTTCTTTCTAAACAACATCCCTTCAGCCTCAAGAAACTCTTTAAACTCTTCAGTTATAAGGTTCTTTTGCTTAGTCCGATGTGGCCGATCCGTGTTGTTGCCAATCGCATACTTCGTCCGAAACTCCTCCGCCTGTTGGCTCAGAAATGTCTTGTGTATGTCTGGTGTAATCGTTAGCGACATGTTCTAGTTCATTGGTTAGGTAATGGATAGCTTTTGTAAGATCCTTTACAGAATCTTCTTTGTAACCAACCCTGCAGATATACTTGATAGCATTTCCGAGGTGGTAGTTAAGTCCTTGATCTCTAATGAAATCCCAGACTTCTATGGAACCCCTTTTATAATACTGGGGTCCATAGGATTGGTTCTTCACGGTCATAGTCGTAGTTTTCGTGTTGTAAAATCTTAGCTAAACGTGCATTAAGTAAAGCATCATCGTCTGATAATCCTCGTTCTCTAAAGGCTTGGCAAATTGCTTCCCACTTAGAGTCATGTTTGTTTAGTAAATCTAATGCACGTTTCACTCCTATTCCTGGGCAACCTGCGTAACCATCTGTAGGATCGCCAGCTAGCGATTGTATTAGATGCCACTTGTCCCCATCTTCTTTTGTAATCTCTTCAACTTCATCCGTAAGATTCCATAGAACCCCAGGGATTTGTTTCATATCTTTATCAGGACTCACCACAATGTTATCTAGACTTGCATACTTAGGGTCGGTTGCATCAATTCCAATCGAATCATCTGCTTCTAATCCTTTACGGCATACAAAATTGTAGTTATCTTGACAATGGTTGACCAATCTTCTATATCCTAGTGGCTTACGCCTATTTCGATGTCCCTTGTAATCGGGATAAATTTTCTTCCTAAAATTTTCAGTACTAGAAAAATAGAGAATAATCTCATCATCCATCATAGCGGTCTTGACTTTCTTAATTTCTCTCTCAAAGATCTTCAGAACACTACTAAAATTGGATTGTGTTACAATAACATCATTTCCAAAATCAATACCTTCTTCACACGCTTGAGCAGCCTTATAGGCTAAAAAATCACAGTCAATTAATAGCATTAGTGTACCTCGGCCCAATTATCACCTATATTTGCATCAGCAGCTATAGGGATTCTCAGTTTGTAGTATTCACCAGCTTGAGCAGCAGACATTTTACAAGTAAAAGCAACGTATTTCGCCAATGATGGTGGCGAGGCTAATACCTGTTCGTCATGCACAAAGGCGTACCTTTCATGCTCAAAGTTAGATATTTTTAAGTTCTCGTCTGTAATAAGACACCACCTCTTCGCAATTACCCCTGCGGATGACTGCAAAAGGAAGTTTAAAGCCTTATGTCCAGAGTTAACATGTATATCACGCCCATCTATAGAACGTATAGTACCTTTTTCAGCAACTTTTTTAGTAGCTTCAACTAGATCTTTAAGGCCAGGAATTGCTTCCATATATGCCTTTCTAATCTCAGCCCCTTTTTTCTTTGCTTCTTCAGGTGATAACATGTTGTCATATGATAAGCCTAGTTTCTGGTTTCCCCCGCCATATAAAAAGCAGTAAGTTACAGTCTTGACTTGTCTACGAGTTATGCCGATCTTATCAGCATTTTCTTGGTGAATATCTCCGTTAAGTAATATATCTGCGTATCGTCCCCCATCGTAACGGGCTAGATAATGTGCAAACATTCTTAACTCAATCCCTGCAAGGTCACTGTCAATCAGTTTCCATCCAGGTTTTGTAATAAACAACTCACGACAATCCTTATCGGAACTGACTTGTGCCAGATTCGGTGTTGCGTGGGCCATTCGGTGCGTGGCAGCCCCTATAAAACAGGAGTGGTGAAGCCTGCCATCCTTGACTAACTTCAACCATGCATTACTGCCTTGCGACAACATTCCGAGCTTCTTTTGGATAATCAGAATCTCAAGGAATAGTAATGCTTCATCTGTGCCTATCTCTTTTAAAACAGTCTCATCAATGACTGGTTTACCAGTAGGCGTTAATTTGTTTGGGTTCCAACCTTGAAAGGTTTTGAACCACCAAGCAATGTGTTCTCTGCTACTAGCATTGAAATCTTTTAAGCGTTGCATTTCGCAACCTTTAACGTAACCTTGCTTGGCATTGTCACGTTTTGGTGTGAATGAGTTACCAGGAACGTAAGTACATATGGCCTGAGTGGCCTCTCTAAGCTCCTCTAAGCGGTTCAAAAGTTTATTCTCTAACTCTTGAGCCTTCTTAACATCCAAGGGCCATCCAACCCGTTTTTGGTCCTGCATCAATTCAGCGAGACGATGCTCTAAGATGATGGGTTCAGGTATTTTTGGAAATGTTTCCATAGTTTTGCGAGTACAGCGACATCTTGTTTGCAGTATTCCTGCATTTCAGGGGTCCAATTCTTCCAGTCAGTTGTATGACCGTACTCCCCTTTACGACACCTTAACCGATACCCGTAGGCTTCAAGGCTATGTGATCCATACAATTTAGCTGGCATGTCACGCCATTTCCTTGTAAGATCAATGTCTAAGAGGTTTGGATGGTAAAATCTACTGAGAATTAAGGTATCCCAGTGTTTAGCCATTAGTTTTCTAAAGAATGGGTAGTGCTTTTGTGCTTGTGCTACGTCATACGCTATTCCATTATGACTTACGATATTATCACAAGCCATTAGACTGGTAAGTCCATTAGAAATAGAATGACTAGACATAGGCAATTCTTTAGGGTTATCCGCATATTTTTCATCATTATACTCCTCTACAAGACCTGTATCCAGATCTTGAGTGACTATACAATGAATACGGGTGGAATCTAGCCCATCTGTCTCCATGTCAAAGGCTAGGTTGAGGGTTTTTTCCATGTGTAGGTTTTATCTTTGAACTGTGCCTTAGCAACAGCTTCTGATGATGGTGGTTTCGGTCTTTTTAAGTATGTGTACCAAGGGTGTTCATACTTACTCCCTTCAAAAATCCGTGGCTGGGTTGAAGTCTCTTTCAATTTCATGTTCAGTAAAACTACAAGTTGATAAATCGTAAGAAATTTGACATGCTATTCCAGTTTCGCCAGAATACCTGTTTTTAAGCACTCTAACAGTCGTAGAATTTCCAGTAGAGTCGGCTTGTTGATCTCTTTCGAGTGCAATGACCGTATCTGATATTTGAGCAATTGAATGTGATCCTCTAAGTGAGGACAAGTTAACTCGACCTCCCTCTTCGTGCGAAGCCCTATCATTTGTACTTCTCCTTAAATGTGATACAAGGAATAATGCTATTCCAGTACGTTCAACTAATGATCTTAACTTGGTCATTGTTGTGTCGATCATCCTACGCTCATCCCCTTCCAGTCCTGAAAGGAGGATACTAAGGTGGTCTAAGAATACAACACGACACTCCAATCCACTGGCAAGGTATTCAATCCTATTGTATATGACATCAGGATCAAAAGAGCCGAAGCCATCGAAAAGGTAAAGATGCCAATTACCAATGGTATCACGAAAATCTTCTTTAAGTTCTGACTCATCGTGTTCTCCAAGATGTAGTGGTTTACCCACCGCTGTAGACATTAATCCAAGTGCGGTGTTTCTATTACTTGCTTCAAGCTCCACGACCCCAACCCGTTCCCCCTTTTGGAGGAGGTCAGCTGCAAGTTGACGACAGAATGAGGTTTTTCCTGTACCAGTGCCCGCAGTAATTGCAGTAAGTGTTCCGTACCTGATCCCGTGTAGTTTCTCGTTAAGTCCTTTGAATGGGTATTCATAAGCACATGGTGGTTCTGGTTGTGTAACTAATTCAAGTAGCGATTTTGCATCAATAATTCCGTCAGGACGATACGTCTTTGCGTCCCAGACAGCCCTTCTAATTGCCTCCGAATCCCCCGCTTGGAGTGCTTCAGACGCATCTTTGTACTTTTCAAGTCGTGCAATCTTCGCCTTCCCTGGTGGTAAAAGAGCCGCACATTCTTCAGCGGCTTCAATACCAGCTTGGTCATTATCGAAGAAGAGAACAATCTCGTCATAACCCTGTGTTAAATCTAGTACTTTTTGTAAGTCTTTCTTAGCCCCTGCAGCACCATTAGGTACTGACATGTGAGGCCAAGTGGGCATTGCAGCATAACCTGATACTGCATCTAATTCACCTTCATATAGAGTCAGTCTTGACCCTTTATTGGGGAATAAGTTTTGACCAAAGAATTGGTTATCGGTATTCTTACCGTCCCAATAGAAATCTTTGCCCTTTGTTTTTACTTTAGCCGCAACTACATGCCCCTTCTTATCGAAGTAATGGAAACGTAATACATCTCCATCTTTATGGACACGATATTTACGACAATGTTCTTCGGTGAGTTTCCGTTTCTTTAAGGAAACAGGTTGGCCTTGTATCATAGCCTTATGAGGAATTTGCGGTGATGATGGTGGCTCTTCTTCTCCAGACGTTCTAGCATTACAGCTGAAGCAATAAGTATGACCGTCAGAGTAGACGCTGTTAGCATCGGACGAGCCACAGTTAGAGCATGCTGTATGATAGCAGAACTCGGATCCTTCATTTGCATTTGAGCCAACTGATTGGAATTGCATATGATGCACACCACGGGAAACCGTGTTTCTCGGCCCACATGGCATAAGTGGTCTTTGAGCGTTTAGATAATTTGTTATATGGTGATTGAAATACAAACCTAATGTCAAGGTCAGGATGAGCCTTCTTAACAGCTAGCATCTTACGTCTATCTGTTGACTTAAACCAACCCTTACATTCTAGGTAAACATCCCCAACCCTAAAGTCAGGGATGTAGTTATGTTCTATGACATAAGGTAGCTTATCTTCTTCGTAAGTATATTCCAGACCTAACCTACCTAATATAGCAGCTACCTCTTTTTCAAGAGTACTCCTCATTAGAAGTCTTCATCCTCTTCAGTGTCTTCAGCAGCTACAGGGTTGGGTGCGGATACCTTGAATCCTTTCGTGGCTCCGAACAATGCTGTAGCTTCTTCTGGGGTCATATCCCCGTCATCAACAACACCAGCTCCAGTATTTAAACTGACAACTTGTACTGCCTTTAACTTCAATGATGTACCAATATCACCTGCTGGTAGGACGTATGGCTTTTGGAAAAAAGCTAACTTAACCATCGTACCGCTATATATAGGGGTAGTCTCGTCAGTTATTGCAGTACCTTCCGTGTCAACGACAACAGGTACATACTTGTCTCCATCTTTCCAACTGAAACGTACTTGATAGAATCCTGGCTTGCTATCTATTTCTTCCCAAGGCTCAGGTTTTACTGTAACTCTTTTAGGGTTCTTTGCCTTGCTTCTAGCCCATTCAAGAGCACTTTCACGCTCTTCCTCTAGGTCTTTCACAATACTCTCTGGTAAGACAGCAGCTAATTTATAGCCCCACTCCCCAGGTTTTAGAACGGCTTGGAACCCATCGAGTAATACAGGTTCTTTAGTGACATAAGTAGTCATGGTGTTTAACAAAAAAAGTAAGTGGAATTAGTGACAACATTAGGGTCTAATGTGCCTACTATTGGCGGTGGCTCTGATGCATTAATGGTTTTTCCAAAACGTGTAAGCCAGCAATCTCTTGTGAAGATATCGGTGTAGGTTTCTCGCACAAGTGTATTGAGTGTTCCCATGTCTCCTGCTCTACAAAGAACGGAATCATGGATGACTGTGAATGGTCCATTAAACTTTTGAAAAGAACTGTGCAGTATGGAGGCATCCAGAGAATGTATGAAATTAGGAGCAGTACTAGACCGATGTTTTCTAGGACAAGGGGTTTCAATAACCTTCCCGTCCTCATCTGTCTTAGGTATGTTAACCCTGACTCTACCTAATAACTGTAATCTCATTTGAACTGTTTCAATATGGTTCCTTACTTGATTAACTACGAAACCTGTTGGGGTTTCCCATTCAACTTCAGTACCACCATTCTTGATGTATTCTCCTACATGTTTCTTGATCCAACGCATAACACGCATTGGTCCAGGAACTATAGCATCCATACTTTTATAGACAGCATTGACAACCTCAGTTAACTCATCAGGTTCAGGGTCTATATCCTTCTCCTTCAAAGCTTCCCTTATGTACTTCCGAGATGAGTCTTTAGTAGCATTATAGGGTATAGTCATCACGGTTCTTTTGACCGTCTTCCTGTCCATCCAAGATTGCATCCGTTCAGGCAGATACTTCTTGGCTTCTATGGCAACAGCTTTATATGCATCACTAGGTCTATCAGCAGGACACACGTTAACAAGACCAGCTGTACTAGCATCTTTAGCTAGACCAGCAAGAATCTGGAGTCCTGAGCACGTAGCATCTACGGCTACCATTAAACCTGTGGTATTCTTATCACACACTATGCAACAATGGTAGTATTCGTGACATGCAGCCATGAACTGCCAAGGCTCTTCTACACCTTCCCAATCAGGAAGATTACCTATCGGGTCTTTAGCGACCCTTGTGATTAAGTCTCGATTATTATCTACCCATTGCACTCTCTCGATGATGGTGGCTTTATCTAAACCAAAAGTAGTAGCCACTTGAAAGGCTAACCACGTTGACACTGTTCCCCCATCTTTACCTACAGGCTGTTCATCAGCGAAGCGAATACACGCCTTACCAAAGTCTGTATCTTGAGGGGTTAAGAAAGCAGGTATAGGATATGCTCTTCCTCTGTAATCAAAAGACCAGCATAAATAATAGACCTCATCTCTAAACTTTCTAGCAGCTTCCATCTGTGTTCTGGTTCTAACTGATCTCTTAAAATTAATACGATCAGCATTATAACTTTCAGCCATCAACCTTCTCCATGCCAGATTTTTCTCTTTATCCTCATCGGCATCAGGAGGTCTTGGCGGTTTAAAAGAGGGGGATATAGGAATAAATTTCCCTACTATTCTTCCTGTTCTTTCAAACTCTTCAGCTACACCCAGAACATGAGTGTTCACACGGTATTTAACCTTCTGTAGCTTATTTAAAAAAGCTATCGGAAGTTCTCCGTGTATAATAAGGCCGTTGCTCTTTCTAGTAAGATCATGGCCCTGCATAAGTTTATTTACAACATACCCACCGTAAACAATCTTACCATCTTTATAACCCCAGTCATTAGGCTCTATCAACATAGGCCACGGGATACCGCTAAACATCTCAGCTGTTTTGATCAGTTCATCCCTCTTTTCAGTAAAGGCTTTTGTAGGTACCACCCTTGACTTCTTACGTTTACGGTGATTGATTGTAGTATTTATTTCAAACCAGTTTGTTGTTTTCATAACAGCTAACAAACCAAACTTACCTAAAACAATACGAGTCTTTAAACTCCATTTGTCCCACCGAATGTCACGCTCACCAAACTTCTGGCTAGCTATACTTTCTTTTTGAATAGTACCACAAGCGTCATGAAAGTAGGTGTCTTCGATGTATTTCATTAGCCCAGGATGTTCAGACTTGTACCATCTAAACTTACACTCAGCTTCTAATGCTTGACCTATCTTAGTGATAACATTAAGTACATAGTCTTCACGTTCACGAGTGCTGAATACCTGATCGAATGTAACCTTCATTACTATTGATGCAATAGCTAATGATTCTAAGTCAGTTAAGTGTTTAGCTACAGGTTGGTAATACTTACCAGCTTGTCCATTGGTCAGCTTCCAAAACTCCTTGTCTATGTAATCCATAAGCAAGGGGAGTGCAGCCTTGATTGACGGTACTCCGTACACGCTTGCCGAACTGTACGACTTGCTCTCCAGTTTCTCTATTGAATCTCTCAGTCTCTGTTTCCCACAGGAGATTGCCTCCTGTTCCAATAGAAATTGTTGGTTTATCTGTGAGGGTGTCGCCATAAGCTAATAGCATTGTGTAATCATGCTCGTCTAGAGCTTCAATCTGTTGTTGTGTCAGGTCATAGGTCATAACATTTACATGCGGGGTAATTAGGAAAGTCTTCACAATACGATTCCATATTGTTGTAGCATTTCCAGTGTGGGAGATAGAAACCAAGTTCATTCTCAACTGTCTTATTCTTTACTTGCAAGGCTCCAATAGCTGCGAGTACAATCAGTAGGTTGTCAACATTAGATTCATCTGGATCATAGTTGAGTACTACCTCTCCGTCCTCATCATCTATATAGTATCCTTGTCTGTCAAGTAATTGTGCGAGATCGTGTACATTAATCAAAGGCATCCTCGGGTAGTGTGTCCTGTAATTCATCATAAGTCATTAATGTGAAGTCCTCCTTATTAAGAAGTAAGGATCTCATGAACTTAGATGCGCTTCCAAATTGTTTATATGCTCGTTCCTTAACTGTACCATTCTTTAGGTACCCTCGGACAATAGCTACGTGTGACTCTGGTAAGTTCCAGTTGTCAGCAGCTCCTAAGCACATCTCGCTATCAAATTGTGTGAGTTCATCCGTGGCTTTCCATCGGTTAACCTCACTTATTCTGTTGGGAAATGGGTCGTGTCTTGTAGCCATTGTATTTACTAGGTGGGTCTTTGGTAGTGTGGATAGAAGTAACAACGATCATGCCTATGAATAGCCAGGCTAAACCGCTTATGGGATATACCCATTCTGGTTTGTCACTCATTCAGTAGCTTCTCATAGTATTCAGAAGGGTGGTCCTCATACTCAGGCAAGGAAGCATACACCTCCTCACCTAATGGTAGCATACAGCCGTTATACTCATGGTTATAGAAGTTTTGTGCTTCCTCCCATAAGTCACCTTCAGGTGCATCTGATACATCCTTACCTTCCATTGAGAATGGGGGTACCCTATCACAATAGAAGTAAGATACCCCCTCACTCATTAGCATACTCAGCATTTGGGTAGGATGTCTACCCTCTTGCTGTGACACTTCCTTTAGGATTCTCTCCTGTGTTGGTGTTAGTGTGGTCATTTAACTGACGCAATAATGCTTTTAGCCTTTCTCGACTTTGTCGTAATTGCTGGGGTCGTAATGTCCTGCAACCCGATTTCCTTTTTGAGTGATGCTGCCAGTTCGGCATTATGTTTGAAGAGTCCACTTACGAATTTGATAATGGTTTTCTCGGTGATCCCAGTGAATCGTACGTTGTCCTCGTAGTCCTCGGATAGTACGAGTCCTTCGTGTTCAGCACAGTAGTACATGCTAGGGTCTTTCATGTAGTACTCGTGTGTCGTTTCAAATTTGAGCATGATGGGTGCGTGATGATGATAGTGGTCGTGTTGTTCAAGTATTCTAATGCTTGTCGCATTAGCTTGGGATCGTCATTGAATTTACCAAACCCAAGGTTACAACTATTGCAGATGTAGCCCCTGAATTGGTCAGTGTAGTGGCAGTGATCTAACACCCACTGAGAGGTTAGCCTATTACAGGCTGGACATGGCCCAGGAGGAGGTGGTGGATTCTCCTTGCGTAGCCTAGCCCTAACAGTTGCTAATTGATTAGAGCAAGCCTTACATGTATTCTTCCTTCCTGCCCCTACTGTTGAGAATAGAGGGAAATCCTCCAAGTCTTTAAGCGTATCACACGCTTTGCAGGTTTTCTGGGACATTAGCATCCACGTTATAGTGTGAATAGAGGTAGTTATCCTCCAAGTCAGTGATACCTAGTCCAGCCAACACTTCATGGTGTAACTCACCGTTGTCAGGGACTGTGATGAGTACCTCGTTATTCTCTTTCCCATAGTCGATACCTCTTTCGATTAAGGTAGGCTCAACTGATTTATCAAAGAATAGTACTCGTGTATCCTCCTGATATGATCCTGTATAAGGCTCAGACATTGTAACCTCCTGCAAAGTATGTGAAGTTGGTACGCTCTGGCTTAATGCAGTTCTCATTAACCCAGAACCCTAAGCTTAACCTATCATTAAAGCAAAGGTTAAGGATAGCACGTTTAGAAACATTGTAGTAAACGTACTCAGTCGTTGTCTTAGTCTTAACCAAGACAGTACCGTTCCAGAAGTCAAGGATCTTGATGTCCTCAACCCATTGTGATGATCGCTTAGTTGGTTGCATGATGATGATTAAGGGATAGTAGTGGACTTACACATAGGAACCCGAACGCCCCACCTGAAGCCACTGTTTAATAATTGTAATGGATGTGATTAAGGATAGCATAGAGTAATAACCCTACACCTAACCCAATGAGTAAATGAGTCATAGGTTAAAGCGGTGATAGTCGCCTAACTTACCCATAACATCAGCTTGTCGTATGCGTTTAGCCTCTAGTCTTAGAATGGCTTGCCATACGTCTTCAGGGATAGGTTGCCCATTAGTCATAATCGGAGATGTTCCAATGTCCCATTGGGAGTCGGACATCTTTGTATTGTCTGTCATGTAAATCAGTGAGAACGGCTAGTACAGCTGGATCCTGGAGAGCA